ATGGAGGAGCATAATGGGAACATACAATAATGAGAACCCACTAAATCATAGTTGTTTAAATTGTAGTATGGCTAATTGGGAATCATCAGTTGGATATGATAAAGGAACCTGTGTTTTTGAAGAATGTATACCTTTGTCTGCATCTGTTCCAAAATGGATAGATGAATTTGGAGAAACTGATGACGGTTGGGAGCAAAACGGAATAGATAAAAGTGAAATAGATAAAGAAAGGCCATATATAAATTGTGGTGGGTGGGAGCCTCGTAGTAAAGATTATGATCATACTGGGTGGCCTGATAAACACCCCCGTTCATTACTCGTATACGGTAGACGATATAGTGATGATAAAACAGTTGGAAATGCACAAGTTGACTACGAAGAAAAAAGCGATGGTAATCATAAAATTAAATCAGATAAAACTTTACAATTTAAAGCGGTTACTGGAGTGGAATATATAATTCTTATTCCTAAAAAACTTAAAAATAATCTTCGTTATGGGCATGCATATGAATTAAATAAAAGAGAAGGAGATCCTAAATAATGGCATTCGAATACACAAATAAAAATAATGTATCACTAGCACTGGCTGTATTCTTAATGTATGACGATTACGATTATGATGAACGACCTAATGCAATTAGTGCTACAGGGCTCATTAGACCATTACGCCAATTAATTTTATCTAAACAAAATTCAACTTTATCAAAAACTGTAGATGTTGCAGATTTAGTATTTACACGTATGGGATCAGCTATACATAAAGGATGTGAAGAAGCGTGGAAAGATCCTAAAAATGTTAAAAATGCTTTAAAAGCATTAGGTGCGTCTGAAGATGCTGCTAATAGTATTAGAATTAATCCACCATTTGTAAAACACGGTGAAAACCCAGTATATGTAGAACAACGTGCAGAAAAAGAAATTCTAGATTTTATTATTTCGGGTAAATATGATTTAGTTATAGACGGTACGCTTAATGATTACAAATCTACAAGTGTGTGGGCGTATATCTATGATAGCAATTCCGATAACTATATAAAACAAGGCAGTATTTATAAATGGTTAAGCCCAGATAAAATTACTGAAGACTATATTAATATTAATTATATATTTACAGATTGGTCATCTGCTAAAGCTAGAGCAGATAAAAAATCATACCCTCAACTTAAAACAATAACTAAAAAATACAACCTATGGAGTATAGAAGAAACTGAAAATTGGATTATGAATAGATTAGAAACATATAAATTACATTTAAATACTCCACAGGAAGGATTACCAGAATGTACTTCTGAAGAACTCTGGGCTACAGAAACAAAATATAAACATTATAAAGATTCTAATAGCACTAGGGCTACTAATGGAGGTACCTTTACTTCAATGGATGACGCATTACAATTTCAAGCACAAAAAGGTGGTGGAACAATTAAAACTGTCCCAGGGGAAGTTAAAGCATGTCGTTATTGTCCAGTTGTGAGTATATGTACTCAAGCTGAGACTATGCTAGCAGATGGACGATTAACTTTATAACAAAATAGTCGTATCTACAGTTTGCCACAATAATGTTTACAGGCCCTTAGTGGGGGCTACTGTAAGTATTTGTGCAACTGTAGATACGCGTCATTAATAACCTATTAGCTGGGACAAGTACACCATGTTATAGAAGAGGCATGATGGAAAGCTATTAACGGAAGCTCTTGCGTGTACTGGTAACTTCCGGGGTTATTTAAATTAACCGAGTGCCAAGAACCCTAAGATTTGGGTAGATTTGGCAAAGGTTCTACGCGCGGTGCATGGGCCGCTTAGTGTAGATATGGTTGGCCAAGAGCTAATACTAGTTTTATGGGTCATTAAAGCAATAGCGATACATGTGCGTAGCTCACTATTCGCCATTCATATTATTCAAAGGAGACACAATGAGCGTACATAAATTACAGCAAGATATTCTTAGATGTAAACATGTAATTAGTGAAATACACACTAAAATGTATGATCCAGAGAGTTATAAAGCGATAGTTAATGATATTTTTACAGAAATATTTAAAGACTATTTAGAAGAAAGTGGTAAAATTAAGGGTATAAAGAATCAATGTCCCGATAAATTAGAACCGGCTGAAAGAGATCATATTGTAGAAACTTTAGAAGCACACTCTTACCTGCCAGAAACCAGTCTTAAAAAACTAAGAGAAACGTTAGGCCTTAAGGATGATATAGAAATAAAGTAACAGCCCTTGTAGCTTAACTGGTAAAGCATTCGTACTCTTCGAAGAGGAGGCGGAAAGATGATGGTTCGAAGCCATTCAAGGGCGTAAATAAAGGAGAAAAATGATTCACAATATAAAAGTATTTAATCCAAAAGGAAAACTACTTAAAGTTATTGATGGACAAAAAGTAATGGACACACGTTATGCAATATTAGCAAAAAGTATTGCAAAATCTAATTGGGGAATAGCAGCTAACAACCAAAAAACAAATATTATATGTCCTATTTGTAAAAGAGAAGTAGAAGGTAGAGCTAATCAACTTACATGTGGATCTGCTAAATGTTTACGTGAACGGGTTAAAGTAAGATTACGGTATGTAACTAGTAGAAAAGGTAAAAATAGTTTGCCGTACAAATATAAAATAACTTGTAAAGAATGTGGAAAAAAAGAAATGAAACAATCTGAAAAAGCTAAGTACTGTTCTAAAAAATGTGCTAATGCCTTTACAGGTAGAATAAATCGTAAAAAAAGTAGAGAAATCCGACTTTCTATTTAGGAGATCAATTATGGATAGTAAAGATATAGCAAAAGAATTAACAAAAGATATGCCTAGATATAAAGAGCATGGGCAATATCAAATGTCTTTAGGTAGTCTAATAAAAGCGTTACAGAAAGAACGAATTGGATTACCAATTATGTTGTCTTCTGTATATCAAGGATACGAAAATAAATACCCAGGATTACCTCATAGTTACTTTGGGTATCCTGGTGATTTAGCATTTGTACCAGAGACAACTGAAATAACTGTAGTTCAATTTCTTCTAGTATGTGAAACAGCTATAAAATCATCTTTTGTAGGTCCTGATCACGCAGAAGATTATTATAGAGACTATATTATGCAAGCTAACACACCAGTTTGGATTTCAGAATTAGATAAAGCTAGTAAGCTTGGTATTACAGATGTTGTACCTGTTGATGGTTATATTAAATTAATCACTGAAACTATTGAAGAGGAGGAGAAAGATGTCCTTGAATAGGCACAAAAGATTAGAGTATATCAAACGAGTATTAGAAGAAGTTTCAAACGGTACTATAAATGATAAAGAAGATTCCATCTTAATTGAAGTAGCTATAGAGTTTGCAGATAGTTTAACAGAAGGAGGAACTGATGGATCTCCTGAGGGATGATAAATTAACTATCATGCTACGTATCAAACAAGGACCTCATGAAACTACTTACTATGTGACTAACATACCAAATTGGTACGAAATGTTAGGAATATTTTCACTTTACTGCATTGTTGCTATGTCCATATTTTATACAGGTCTGTGGATTGCAAGCAGGTACATGTCACCAGGGAGACCATAATATGAAGAAGTACCATCCGTTTTCTGAAAAAATTGTCGATATCCTTGTTCGTAAAGTAAACAATGATAATCGGCATTTTTTTCGTATTCTTACTGGTTACTACTTGTCTAAAGTAGCATCTATGATGAGATGTAATATACAAACAAATGATCGAGATGTAATTCCGGTTAATACTTATGTATTAAATCTGATGGTGTCAGGAACAGGTAAGGGGCACTCACAAAATATATTAGAACGTGAATTTGTAGCTTACTTTAAAAAAGAATTTCTAAATACTGTATTTCCTAAAAAAGCTGAAGAAAATATTGAAACTCTAGCTAAAGAAAGGGCTGCATGGCGTATTAATATTGGTCAAAGTATTCTGCCATTAGATGAAGAATACGAGATTCAACTTGATAAATTTCAAAGACATTTCGAACGTCTAGGAGAATTAGCATTTAGTTTTGATAGTGGAACTTCTCCAGCTGTTAAACAGATGCGGGAAAAATTACTACTCGCTTCTGCAGGCTCTATGAATTTAGAGCTAGATGAAGTCGGATCAAATATAGCTGCTAATGCAGACGTGTTAAATGTATTTCTTGAACTTTATGATGTAGGTTTAGTAAAACAAAAACTCATTAAAAATACTGTAGAAAATATTAGATCAGAAGAGTTACCAGGAAACACTCCAACTAATCTAATGATGTTTGGTACACCCACCAAACTACTAGATGGAGGAAAAATTGAGGAAGAATTCAAAGAATTTTTAGAAACTGGTTATGCTAGACGACTACTATTTGGATATACAGTAGATAGTCATAGAACTAAATACGCATCTGCACAGGAACGATATCAACAAATGGTAGATACTACTTTAGCTAAAGATATAATAACAATTCAACAAACATTTACTAATTTTGCTAAGAGACCATTTAATCCAGTATTGCAGATGTCAGAAGCTAATTCGGTCTATCTAATTGAATATCAAATGAAGTGCGAAGCAGCAGCTGACGATATGAAAGATCATATGAGCATTCATAAAGCTGAAATGATCCATAGATACTATAAAGCTATTAAATTAGCAGGTGCCTACACATTTGCTGATAATTCAACAGAAATAACCCAAGATCACCTAGATTACGCAATTAGTATAGTAGAAGATTCAGGAGAGGCATTTCACACATTAATGCGTAAACAAGGTCCTTATGAGCGTTTAGCACATTATTTAGCAGATTGTGATAATGAGGTTACACAGCATGAGTTGATAGAAGAACTCCCATTCTACAGAGGTACAGAGAGCCAAAGAAAGGATTTAATGACTTTAGCAACGTCTTTTGGTTATAAAAACAATATTATTATCAAAAAACGAGTATTAGACGATATCGAATTTTTCTTAGGTGAAACTCTTATGGAAACTGATTTAACTAGCTTAACAGTAGCAATTAGTAAAGATATTGCATATAACTTTGCAATACCCGATATAAGACCTCCCTTTGATCTGTTACATAAATTAACTACTGCTGATGGATATCACTATACTGCTCATGGATTTGTTAATGGTCATCGTAAAAGTGAAAACGTTATTCCTGGATTTGATTTAATTATTTTAGATTGTGATGGGGATATAAATATACCAATGGTTAAAAACATATTAGAAGATTACACATTTCTAATATCTACTACTAAGCGGCATACTGCAGATATTAATCGATTTAGGCTTATTTTACCTATGTCTCATAGAATTAAATTAACACCTCCTGAATATTCTAGGTTTATGTCAAATGTATTTGAATGGGTACCGTTTCCTGTAGATGAAGCTGCTAAAGATATTGCTAGAAAATGGGAATCATATGCAGGGCACTATGAATATAATCATGGAGTTCCTATTGATGCCACTATGTTTATTCCAGAAACTAAACGATCTGATGAAACTAAAGCACAAATTAGTTCTATTGGTATTAATAATATAGAAAGATGGTTTATAACCCATACAACTAAAGGTAATAGAGCTAATCACTTATACCGATACGGTATGGTAATGATAGATGCTAATATGGCATTAGGTGCCATAGTAGAAAAGTTAGAAACTTTTAATAATTCCTTGGAAATACCATTACCTGAAGATCAATTCAGGAACAGTACGATTAAATCAATCAGCAAGGAATTCCAAAAACGAGGAGATTAATATGAGAATAGGATTATCTAATAAAGATCAAACGAAAGTATCAGATGCTTTTTCTTTACTATCAGGAGTATGTGGCAATATGTGGGATAACATATTTGATGACAAATCTGAAGAAAAAATAAAAAAACTAGAAAAACAGATTTGTAATCTTGAAGAAGAAGTGGAAGTACTTAGTAAAGAACGAGAAAAAGAAAATGATAGAGTTCACTCTATTTTAGAGGAAAATAAATGAACAATAATCATCTAGTATTAGTATCAGGAAAATCAAGTTCAGGTAAAAGCGCTAGTTTACTAGATATGGATAAGCCTGAAGGAGTTATGTATTTAAATTGCGAAAATGGTAAAAAGTTACCATTTAAAAGTAAATTTAAAGAATACACGGTTGTTGATCCAAATCAGGTATATGAAGCTTTTACAGAAGCTGAGAAACAAAAAGATACACATACTATTGTTATTGATAGTCTCACATATTTAATGGACATGTACGAAAGTACTAAGGTATTAAATTCAACAAATACAATGCAAGCATGGGGACAATATGCACAGTATATGAAAATACTAATGTCCCAGATAGTAGCTAAATCTACCAAGAATGTAGTATTTTTAGCCCATACCACAGATGTTCTTAACGAAGCTGAAATGGTAAATGAGACTTTAGTTAAAGTTAAAGGATCTCTTATGAATCAAGGTATAGAGAGTTTCTTTACCTGTGTCATATCAACTAAGAAAGTAGCTATGGCTAAATTAGAGGATAAGATTGCTAAGTCTACACTATTAAAAGCTACCCAAGATAATAAAGATGATGGATTCAAATATGTATTTCAAACTCGATTAACTAAAGAAACAGTTAACGAGAGAATTCGTAGTCCTATGGGTATGTGGCCTAGGAATGAAACTTATATAGATAATAACTTGCAGAACGTTATTAATCGACTTCATGAATACTATAAGTAATGGATATTTATCCACTTACCGTAGAAGAATATGAAACTATAGAAGTTATTGATGACGATGTTTTTATCTTAATAGCTAATGAAGAAGTCGAAGTAGAATAATCGACTTCATGAATATTATAAGTAAAGGTCTCCTCCTCCTATGAGGCCTGTCCTAACTGAAGAGTTATAAACTACTAGTCCTCTCCTTCTGGGAGAGGCATCCTTTTTTAATCCTACAAAATATAAGGAAAATTATGAGTCATCCAGGTAATGATGAAATTATAGATAATGAACGAGATAATCGAATAGTTTTATCTCAAAAGATAGTATTTGCAGCAACAGAACTGGGAATTGAAGTTGTACAAGAAATTGCTGCAGAAACTTTAAAAGTAAAACCAGGTTTATCTCTTAAAGAATTTACTAAAATATTAGATCAATATCTTGAAAAACAAAGAGAGATGGCTAATGAATTACCTTGAAATTCCAATAATGGTAAGTTTGGGGCAATATTGCCTATTCAATCCCACATAAAAGGATAAAAATTATGAGTGAATGGGAACTCCCTAAAAATGTAGAAATTCAATCTATTGAAAGAATAGGCGGAAGCTTTGCATGGGAATCTGGAGTATACGATGCTACCATAAAAATGGTGTATCTTAATCAATCAGCATCTGAAGCAGTGAGTTTAAATATTATTCTAGAAAACTCTACAGGCAAAGAGCTTAAAGAGTCTTTCTGGATAAAGTCAGGTAAAGCTAAAGGTAATAAAACCTACTATACAAAAGACGGCAAAGATTATCCTCTTCCAGGATATTCAATTGCAAATTCTATGTGTGTAGCTGTTACTGGTGAAAGCTTATCTAAATGTATGGATACTGCTGAGAAGAAAACTATCAATATCTACAATCCTGAATTAAAAAAGGAAGCGCCTACAGAGCGTCCGGTACTAATGAGCTTAGTTAATAAGCCTGTTAAAGTAGCTGTTCATCAAGTAGTTGAAGATAAACAAGCTAAAGATGCATCTGGAAACTATGTACCAACAGGTGATTCTCGTACAGTAAACGAGTGCAAATTCTTTGGTAATTCTGAAGGTAAAACTGCAGAAGAGATTACTACTAAAGCAGATGCTGTTAAGTTCGATAAATGGGCTAAAAAGAATACAGGCTCAGTTATTGATAAAACTACTAAAAATAAAGGTAGCAATTCAGCTGCTTCTATTATGGGTAGCGCACCAGTACCTGCTGCTACAGGCTCATTGTTTACTAACTGATGTTAATCTGTGGTATTGACCCAGGGGCTAATGGAGCAATTGCTGTACTGGATTCTACGAATCCAGACAGCATTGCTCTGTTAGATTTAAACAAAGCTAGTATTTACCAAGCTGCTGTATGGTTACATACTCAACAAGTAAGCACTGTTTGGTTAGAGAGTGTACATTCATTATATGGAATGTCTGCAAAATCTAATTTCGGATTTGGTAGAAATTTTGGTATAGCATTTGCAATAGCCAAAATGGGAACTTCCGATGGACCTATTGACCAAGTTACTCCTAAAGTATGGCAAAAATATATAGGTGTTACAGTTAAAGGTAAAGGTATTAAACAAGAAGTATGTAAAATAGCTCAACAATTTTATCCTAATGTTGAATTACATGGTAAGAAAGGTGGTTTACTAGATGGCAGAGCTGATGCGTTAATGATTGCCCATTACGGATTACATAATAAGGAGAAAGTATGAAAATAGAAATAGATATAGATATTGAATCTATAGTAAGAGAAGCGTTAAAAAAGAAACAAGAAAAAGAAGAGACACCTAAAGTATGGACAGAAGCTATTCAAACAAAGACTACAACTGGTAGATACTATACCGCTAAAGAGAAAGCTATAGCTTGGGAGTTTGCTCCTAGAAAACATCACCGCCGTACTGCAGAAGAAAGAGCTTTGCATGTATTGGAACGTAAACATGGGAGAGCACTGACTCCTGAAGAAAAAGGAGAAGCTAAAGCAGTTATTCAGATAGATGAAACCACTGAAAATACAATTAAAGAAGCTGCTATTAAGAAAGATCGTATAGATAAGATAGCTGCTGAAGGTATGGCTGCAGCTTCTAAAGAATTAGCTGAAGAAATTAAGGAAAGAAACGATAATATTACTAGAGTTCAAGAAGGTATGGATAAACATGACAGGATACCTGGTACTATAGAAGCTACAATTCCAGAAACAGAAAAGTTAGATACTAACTCCCTATTCTCATGAAAGATAAATTAAAAACTATATGGACAAATTGTCAAAGTGCAGGTTATACCGCTTTAACACTTATGGGGATTATTATTCTATTAATAGGAGGTCTTCTCGCACTTCCAATTGTATTAATACTAGTAGTAGGAGCTGTTATATTTATAGCATATAAAATAGGAATAACAGCTGATGCTATAGAAAAAAAGGATACATATGATCCTGATTGGTATCTTAAACCAATTAAACATTATAGAGATGATGATAAGCCTTAGTCAAAAATACTTCTTACAACATCTGTTACTATATCCACACCTGTCATATTATTAGCTTCATCAAATAACTCATCAAATTGCATTAAATTAGGTGAGAAATCTCCACCAAGCCATGATGAATTTACATTACCTAGAGAATTTATACCAGTAGTATGTTGGAATGCAGCAGATAACCCTACACCAACAGGATTAGTTTGGACTAGTTGTCTAGACGCTCTGTTATTACGTAGATAATAAGATAGAAATGAAGTTGCTCCGATAGCATCAAGAGCTTCTAACACTGGAGTTAACACTTCATCAAACAGTACAAATGCATTGATTGATCTATGCATAGCTGTTTTAAAATCTAACTTTTCAACATTTACAAGATGTTCTATTAGAACATACCTTCCTAAAAAGTCTGTTAAATGCACTGTATGATGTGCTAGTTGATAAGGCTTACTTCCTTTAGTCATAAATAAAACAGCCCCAACGTCACTTGTTTTCCATGGACCTATTTTTTTAGGTATTTTACCAACAAACTTATCACTCCATTTTGAATGTCTGTGGTTTACTTTAAGCCGTCTTCGTGCCTGATTAAAAAATCCATCTATTTGTGCGTCATTTACATCTTCCTTAATAAGTGAATCTAATCCTGCCTCATTCATTCTATGAACTTTATTTTCTTCTAAACGAATTAGCAGTCTAGTTACTTCTTTTCCTTCTGGACTAGTTTTTTCATTTAAGTTTCTAATTTTTATTTTATGTTGAAGTACCATTAATTTTTCTTTATCATTTCGATATCTTTCAAACTCTGATTTTCCTTCTATAACTTTATTTAAGATATAGGACATAGGAATATTTCGCATAGATAGCTGTGCTACATTAGAGAATAAATTATTTATTACCACTTGAGGCATAGCGATAACTATACGATTCTTACCATACGTTACAATTGATTTGATTATATTATGCAATATTCCAGCAATGAGTCTGACACGAGCTAATTCTGGTTTTTGTAATGCTTTTAGTTGAGTTATATCAGCTACTTTATAACCAAATACTTTGTCAATTATATCTTCTCTAACCATAAATTGATTACCTACTGCGTATCGTTTTATGTATTCTCGTACAGGTCTGGGGAGTTTTCTGTAACGTTCAACGTGTTTTTCATTAGGATCTAATAGATCAACAAATAAATGTTTATGAGATTTATATAGGTCTTGTTGCTCATGTATTAAAATATCTACTGTTCGTTTATCACTTTCAAGTGTATTAACACGATCAACATACCCAGAGTTCATATGAGCAAATACATTTTGAGC